CCTTGCGTGTTTAGCAAGTATGTATTTGTTTGTCCTACTTGGAATGGATCAAACCCGCCAGTTGAAGAGCCTGAGCGTGACGTTAATCCCCTACGAAATATTCTTTCTACTTCCATAATTTCTTTAGGAAGTGTATAGTTGTTCTGATCTCGTATTAGTTGTAAAAAGAAATACGATTCTTCAACACTATTATCAGAGCGTTGTCTATATCGTGCTAAAGCATTATCTAAAGATATTTCATAATGCGATGGATCTAGTTCAACATCAACCATTCCACCGCCAAGCATATTGTAGATATAATCAAATATTTGTTGTCTTGCGGCTCTTAAGTCTTTCATATAAGGTTCTCCTATTGTATTTATTTACATTACACCAAGTAGAACTTCGTTTCGTCTTAAAAATGGCAAAGTCCAAAATGGCGGATCATATATCGCTGTCATCACAGGAGTAATAACTTCAAATCTATTTCTTCTTGCCCAATTAGTTAGTTCTATTTCATATTTTTCTATTTTCTCTTCAGACATAAACCAACTAAACCGAACTGCTATAATATTTTCTTGAGGCATTTCTTTAAGAGTTATTCTATTATTGTTTGGTAATGGAACTGTTGCTAATGTCCATTTTGAAGGAAGTACAAACGAAACTCGCCAAATATCGTTTCTCATATCTCTATCTACCTTAACAGGAGATGTCATAGCTATCTCTTCAGACTCTTCAACTCTAACAGGAGATGTCATAGCTATCTCAGTTTGGGTTGTGTTATTACCAAAAATGTAATCTGCTAAAATACGAAATCCTTCAGAAGTTGCGTCATCATAATTTTTGTTTTTTACTTCTACTTCTGCTATAATATATGGATCATATTCTCGCAATTCAAAATCGCCATCCTTTTTTAGAACAGTGTATGTTGGTTGTTCCCAAGATGTAAATGGAATTGAACAAGCTGATGTGATAGATAGAATAATTGCAACTATTATATATTTTATATTGTGTGTCATGGATGGTCCTCAGTGTAGGGTGTATTATATTTATCGGCTACGATAAATATAATAAGAAAGGATCGCAATGCCAAGGCTCTCATTATATAAACCAGAACGTGGAAAAGATTACCAATTTATCGACGATAGAATATTTGAAATGTTCACAGTTGGTGGTACTGACGTAAATGTACATATGTTGTTAGGATCTCCTAATCCAACAGATGAAGATGCATCTGCTACACTACCGCAATATGATGAGATGGGTGTGACTAATATCCAAGATTTATTATTTTTAGAAAATAGAGATAGAAAATACGAACAGGATATTTACACTATTCGAGGGATCTATAATTTACAGGATTTAGAGTTCAATTTATCTCAATTTGGAATGTTTCTAAATAATGATTTGTTGCTTCTAACTATTCATATGAATAGTACTGTAAAAACATTAGGAAGAAAAATTGTTATTGGCGATGTGATTGAACTTCCTCATTTGCGAGATGAGTATGCTCTAAATGATTACCAATATGCTTTGAAAAACTTTTATGTTGTAGAAGATGTTACTCGTCCAGCAGAAGGTTATTCACCAACTTGGTTTCCCCATTTATATAGATTGAAGCTAAAGCAAATAGCAGATGGACAAGAGTTCAAAGATATTGACGGAAAAGAATCAACTAGAGATAAAGAGATGGCAATAAATGATGCTATTGTAGCTGATGCAGAAGCAAACGCATTATTGAGTGGTTACGAAACTCAGCATTTCTTTACATTACAAGTGGATGATTCAGGGCAACCAGAACTTATTAGAGCAGATACAACCAGTATTGATGCAAGTACTGTCAAGTTGCATGGCTCAATTGATCACGTTATGAGGCATCCTGTGCGTGAAGGATATTTAGGACATTTGTTAGGAGATGGAATACCACCAAATGGATTGCCGTTTGGATGTGGAATAACTTTTCCTACTACTGGAATTGACGGTGATTATTGGTTGAGAACTGATATGATACCAAATAGGTTATTTAGATATGATGGAAAACGTTGGATAAAATTTGAGGACAATGTGAGAATGACATTAACGCCTAGAGAAGATAGGTATACACAAAAAGGAACATTTATCAATAATACAACTTCTACAGAAATATGCGGTGAAGATATTCCAGAACGACAAGGATTGAGCAAAGCACTTCGTCCTAAAGTAGATATTCCGCATTTAGATAATCCAGAAGAATGCGATAGCAACACACCAGGCAGGAGATCATAAGTGCTCCATTTTTACGATCAACAAATAAGAAGATATTTATTACAACTAATTCGAATGTTGAGTTACATTACATATAAAGATGGCGATGGCGAGATTATACCAGTGCCAGCAATGTATGGTGATCCGTCAAGAACATCTGCGTATATGTTAAAAGACGGTAGTGAAATGACTTTGAATACAGTTCCTAAAATTGCTTTGTATATTACTAGTTTAGAAATGGATCGTGAAAGAACTTCAGATAGTACCTTTGTAAGTAAAGTTCATATTAGAGAACGTGCCTTTGATAGGGATAATAAAGAATACCTGCACAAGGAGGGACGTAACTATACTGTAGAGCGTCTTATGCCTACACCATATAAGTTGTCAATCAATGCTGATATATGGACAAGCAATACTGATCAAAAATTACAAATAATGGAACAGATTCTAATGCTGTTCAATCCAAGTTTAGAAATACAATCAACAGACAATTATGTTGATTGGACATCTCTTACAGTTGTAGAATTAGAAAATATTACCTTTACTGGAAGATCAGTAGGGGGAGGATCAACTGAAACTGAAATAGATGTAGCTACATTAGGATTTACTACGCCAATTTTTATCTCACCTCCAGCCAAAGTAAAACGACTAAATGTAATCCACAACATTATTACGTCTATATTCAACGAGCAGCATGGGGCTGTTGAGCGAGGAGAGACTATGCCTGAAATGTTAGCGTATGCTTCCAATAGAGCATATCAATCAGACACAAAAACTCGTCCTGTAATAAACGATGACGGAAGTGTTGGAATGGAAAATTTAGGCATGATAGCATCTCGTTCAGAACCAAATACAGTTTCGTGGTCCACAACTTATAAGAATTTTGGGCTACTTGTTCTAAATGATAAGCTCACATTTATTGATACTGAGGGAGCAGGAATAAGACCCTGGCGTGAATATATAAAAGCACACCCAAAAGGAGATTGTTACGAACCTAACTTAACTCAAATAAAGTTATATAGAAGTGATTATGATTCAGCTATTGCTGGGTATGTTGCAATTAATCCAAATAGTGAATGGGAGATGTTAGTAGATTGGGATTTAGATACACTTCCAAGTGATACAGTGCTGCAAGGACCAACTGGTGATAACACAAAAATAGATTATATTATTGATCCGTTAAAAGTAGATATAACAAAATTGAACAGAGTTGGAATGCGAATATTATTATTAAATGAAAATATTGGCGATCCTAATAATGAAGATGGACCTGATGCTTGGAAAAATTATGACGGGACTGACTTTGTAGCAAGTGCTAATGACATTATTGAGTGGGATGGACGACGATGGTGGATAGTATTTGACGCAGACTTGCATGATAATTCAGAAATTGTATATACTACAAATCTAAACACTGGCATCCAATACAAATATGATGGAACTGAATGGCTATTAAGCTATGAAGGAGAATACCCAGTAGGAACATGGGCGTTAGTATTTTAAGATAACTATTTGTATGAGAAAAGTTATCTGCAGTGGAGCATTATTTTATGCCCTGTCATCAAATAGATTTTTATTTCTACATAGAGCTCGTAGCAAACACTCAGATACTTGGGGGCTTGTTGGTGGTGTCAATGAGGATGAAGAGACTCCTTGGACAGCATTAGAGCGAGAAATTATAGAAGAGATTTCTCCAACAAATATTAAAAAGACAATTCCTTTAGAAACATATGTATCTAATGATAATTTTTTTACATTCCATACATATCTTTGTTTAGTTGAAAAG